GGTGTTCCGTCATTTGTTTATGACGAGGCTGGCATGGGCGGCTTTAGTTCCGGTGTTGGCAGAGACAGCGGCCCTTCTATGGGTGATGCATCTTTTGATTATTCTGGCGGCGGTGATAATAATTTTAATGTTTTTGAAGACAGCCGCGACAGCTTTACTGTTGGTCCTGTAGTTGACACATCATTATCTGCTGACAGAGCGGCTACGCAAGATGCTTTGTCTACATTATTGGCGGCTGACGCTTTACAGCAAGACCGTGATAAGCAAGAGGCTTTAGCTAGAGATATTACAAAGCGCAGTGGCGTTCCTGAGATTACTGAGGGCTTCGGCCCGATGAGTCAGGTTGTGGGCACGACTCAGACGCCGTTTGCTAATAACAATGTAAAATCTATCCGCGACAGCGTTGACACAATTTTTGACATTGACACCACTGCGCCGGATTTATTGTCTCTGGACGCTTTTGGACCGAATGCACCTAACTTAGATTTCAGTGACCCGACTTTAGCGCCGACAAATGCGCGGACTGTTGACATTGCTAGTCCTTTGTCGCGTCCTAGCACGTTAGTTGATTATTCTGACCCAACACAGGCTTCTAAATTTGTAGACATTACAGGTCCTGCTTCTCGCCCTAATTACGTTGCTCCAAACATCCCTACTATGACTCCTGACGAGCGCAGAGAGATGGAGCTTGACGAGCTTGGAATATCAGGCAACACAATTGGCGGCGTTGACCAAGTTGGCGTTACTGTAGGCGCACCTAGTGTTGGCCCGCAGCCTGGCAATTTAGGCGCTTTGGGCGAGGGTTCATTCCCCTCAGCTCCTAATGTGCCCACCTCAGACGGCATTGTACGCACCGAGGCTGGTAGGACCAACAGAATAGCTGACTCTGGCTTTGGCCCTGGAGAGGTAACTTTAGCGGCAGGCTCTCGTCAGCCCGAGGACCGTCAAGGTTTCTTTACGACTTTGCTTGACACTATGACAGGCAGGGAGTTCCCTACTGACTTGCAAAAAGAGCAGAATATTGACAAAGCTCTTAATGCTCAGACAACGGTTCTATTAGGTGCTGAAGGCGGAAATACCAGAAGCGCACTTGAGCAGTTAGCCGAGAGAGCCACTCCATCAGACCGAGGCGGTATTCTTGGCGCGTTTACAAATTTTGGTGCTAGCAATGCTGCTAAGATGTACAATGACATTGTGAACAACGGCTATGAGCCTGTTTATGATAACAAAGGTCAAATTGTAGCCACAAAAGTTCCTGGTACGAACATTCTAGGCAGTGGTTCTGTAGAGGGTCGTATTCCTGGTGCCAATACAGGCGGAGGAGGCGGTGGTTCATCGCGCCCGGCCCCAGCCCCGCAACCTTCTGTTGCTGATTTAGTTGCGGCAGAGATGGCGAAGTTACAGCCAGCGGCTCCGGCACCGACTCAAACTGCGCCGACACCTATAATCCCTGCTGCTGTAAATGCAGGGCCTCGCGCTCCGGCTACTGGCGGGAGTTCTCTAGGGTTCGGTTATGGTCAGTTGCGTAGAATTCCGGGGATATCTTCTAATTTAAACACGGCTGCGGATGATTTCTTAAATCTTCTTGGCGGTTCTAACGTGCAGAATTTTGCTAGAGGCGGTAATGTCTCTAACGATTTGGATGCATTTGGTGGCGCTGGACCTGATGTGGGGTTTGAGGGTAGCGGCAGAGGCACTTTCTCTGGCGGCTCTTATTCTGAGAACCCTTTTGACAGTAGCGATGACGACAATGTGGCACCAACAGTAGCCCCTGGCAGTTTTATAACCAATCAATCGCCTCAAGACGATGGGTATAATATTAATACCACTCAAGCTAACCAGATGAACCAGCAGGCGAACAGAGACCAGGTTGCTAGAGACATTGTAGAGGATGAGCAGCGTAGGTCTATGGAAGCCGCGCAAAGAAATCAAAGCCTTAAAGCCAGCATTGACCGTTTGAATCAATTGCAGGCGCAAGTTAATGCGCCTCAGCAGGGGATTATGAGTGGTGTTGCTGATTTGTTGGGCTTTGGCGGACAGCAAAACTTGTTAAGCGCTGACTTGGCTCAAGGTGGAGTATCACCGCAGAATATGACGCCTAATACATCTGTCATGGGTTACAACGACCCAACTGGTCAGGTACAGAATCAGACTGGCGCTGCGAATCAAAGCATATATCAAACCGCTGACCCAGCTCAAGCTGGCATTGCTGGAACAATGAATGTTCCTACATCTCGAGATACTGGCTTTTTTGATGCCTTGTCTGGCATGGCGAGCAACTTGCCTAGCCTTTCGCAAATAGGCAACCGCATTATGGGCACAAGGCCTGACTACGACATGAGTAGGATGAATTCTCAATAGGCGATGAACAAGCCATTTGATATACCTCTTGAGTATCTTACTGACGATGAAATAGCAGAGCTTAGTAAGGTAGTAGGGCGCTTAGATGAGGTATCTAAAAGGGATGAGTCGCAGGGCGACTTTATGTCCTTCGTAAAAAATGTTTGGCCTACCTTTGTTGAGGGCAACCACCACAAGATTTACGCGGATAAGCTTCAGAAGGTTGCTGAAGGTAAAATCAAGCGTTTAATCGTAAATATGCCGCCCAGACATACAAAGTCTGAGTTTGCTTCGTATTTGTTTCCCTCATGGTTGATGGGCCGAAAGCCCGATACCAAGATTATTCAAGCCACACATACGGCTGAGTTGGCTGTGGGCTTTGGTCGTAAGGTCAAGAACCTTATTGACAGCGAGATATATAGAGATGTCTTTCCTGATTTAGCTTTAGCGTCTGACGCGAAGGCTTCAGGACGTTGGAGCACGAGTAAAGGCGGAGAGTATTATGCCGTTGGTGTTGGTGGTGCGCTTGCTGGTCGTGGTGCTGATTTGTGTATTATTGATGACCCTGTTTCTGAACAAGATGCGTTATCACCCACAGCACTTGATAATATTTACGAGTGGTACACTTCAGGCCCCCGACAGCGCCTCCAGCCGGGAGGCTCAATAATTATCGTTATGACGCGGTGGAGTATCCGTGACTTGACGGCGAAGGTTTTGCAAAAGCAGGCAGAGGGTGGTGCTGACCAGTGGGAGGTCGTAGAGTTTCCGGCTATTTTCCCGAAAAATGACAAGGTTTTATGGCCTGAATATTGGAAGAAAGAGGAATTAGAGGCTGTAAAGGCTTCTATTCCTGTTGCTAAATGGAACGCGCAGTATTTGCAGAATCCGACTGCTGAAGAAGGTGCGATTATCAAAAGGGAATGGTGGAATGTATGGGATAGCGATAGCCCGCCAGCTTGCTCCTACATCATACAATCATACGACACCGCTTTTTCTCAGTCGGAGAGAGCGGACTATTCTGCTATTACTACTTGGGGCATTTTTGAACCTGTGGATGGAGATGGGGAAGCCATCATCTTACTTGACGCGCAACGAGGTAGATGGGATTTTCCAGAGCTCAAAGAGCAAGCGCTCGATTTGTACGATGAATTTGACCCCGACATGGTTCTGGTCGAGCAGAAAGCTTCCGGCACCCCTTTGACGCAAGAGCTTAGAAGAATGGGCATCCCTGTAACACCATTTACACCTTCTAGGGGGGCGGATAAATTTACTCGTATGAATGCCTGTGCTCCTGTGTTTGAATCTGGTATGGTGTATAGACCTGACATGAATTTTGCTGAAGAAGTGGTCGAGGAATGTGCGGCATTTCCTAATGGCGAACATGATGACTTGGCGGATTCGATGACACAGGCTATACTGAGGTTCAGGCAGGGTGGGTTTATTGTTACCCCCTCTGATTATGACGAAGATGAATACAGAGATTATCGTAGAAAGCGGGAGTATTATTAATGGCTCATTGCAATTCAAGCCCCAAGAAGATGAAGGATGGCGGCCCTGCTGCGCCTATCATGTCTGATGAAGTAAAAGAAATTCGCAAGAAGAAGCGTAAAGAGCGTAACGCAAGTCGCGAGCAAACTACGATGCCTTCAAAGAAGATGCGCGAAGATATGGCTAAGGGCTACAAAAATGGTGGCTGCGTGATGTCTGGTCGTGGCGGCAAGTTCAAGGGAGTTTCGTAATGAACAAAAAAGTTCCTTCAAAATTTAAAGGATTTTCTAAGCTTCCTGAAAAAGTGCAGGAAAAGATAGACCCCAAACTAGCTCAAGAGTATGAGTATGGCGGTTCTGTAATGAAAATGAAAGATGGCGGTTCCGCTTGTCGTGGCATGGGCGCTGCGATGCGTGGCGGTAAATACACAGGTTGTAAGTAATGGACAAGATTGACGGCCTTACATTAAAGCAGATTATGGTTAAAGGTACGACACAGGGCGTGTCGAGCCTTACCAATGCTCAGTACGATGCTTTTAACAAAGGCACCGCGAACATTAAGGCTGGCGTTCCTAACTTTAGCAAGAAGCCGCGCAAATATGCGTCTGGTGGCGCGGTTCGTGGTTATGGTGCTGCGACCTCTGGCACAAAGTTTAAGGGGATTTTCTGATGTCTGTCATCCGCATTGAAATCGACATGAATAGCATCGAGGACATGATTCCCGGATACGGCGATGGGGATGATGACAACTTCGTGTGTCCTGTTTCTACGCAGGATGAGAATATAAACGAAGAAAACAAACAGGCTGCTGTAGACGAGTATTCTTATGGGCCAACAACTGCGACTTGGGAAAACAAGAATGCGCGTTGTGGCACTTGTCAGTATTTTAACTTACAGTCATCTATGTTGAATTGCATTTCAGAGGGCCTAGGGTTAGAAGAGGGTGTAGGTTATTGCGATAAGCTGCACTTTGCCTGCTCTATGGAGAAAGTTTGTAATTTGTGGGAGCTGGGCGTTCCTAAAACAGATGGTGATTTAGATGACTATCCTTCAGATATGGGGAACCAGAAGGACATTATGTAATGGACGCAAAAGACCGTATTTTAGAGCCATTTGACTTTAAAAAGTCACCTAGCATGAGCAGCCAAATGTTTGAGGCTGCTCCTGGTGTTTTTGGCAACAAAGACGGCGTTGGCCCCTTGCAGTCTGTAAACAGGGTTATGATTGGCGGTCCTGTTGATATTTTTGACTTTATTGGTCGCGCTGGAGAATCTGGGCTTCGCGGCGCAGCGGAGGTGGCTGGCGGTACCTATGAGGCATTAGGCGGTGGGCAAGGTATGTCGAGGCGGTTAACGCGAGACATTTACGGGTTGGGTCAGATTGGTGGATTAATGGCAGGGGCAAGCCCTTCGTCCCTGTCTAGCGCGAGGGTACCCTCCACTCGCCGCGCTGCCCCATCTGACTCAACACCTTCTGAAGGTATTATGAAGGCGTTAGAGGGCCCACCAAAACCTGCTGGTTTACTGCCTTCTCCAAAGCCCAGGAAGGCTTTAGAGGGTGAGATTGTATCAGGGCCTTCGGATAACTTTCTCCAAGCTCAAGCCAAAAGAGACAAAGCAATTTCCAATCAGGGCAAGGATGTCTATCAGGAGGAGATGGATTATCTTGGCTTAGAAGACTCTTTTCAGACAATTAAGGTAGATATTGAGGACGGTCTGGAAGGCGCTGTTGGCAGAGGCTTTGAGCCTGTAGATGCAGATGGTTTCTTTGATACATTTCAAGACCGCGTTATGTATGAGCGCATGAAGGCTGAAGGTCGCGGAGAAACTCCGAATATGGGTGAGATTATTGCCAAAGAGCTTCCTGAAACAATAAATGATTTTGAACGCAGTTTTGGTTTGTTTGTAGACCCTACTGATATGGTAAACAAGATTGCTAAAACTGCCGATGATGCTTATGATTTCGGCGTAAGAAACGCCAAGAAGCGTATGGATGACGCTGAAGCCAACAGAAGAGATTTAGAGGCCCAGAGAAATGTGGCGCGTGCTAGAAACGAGCAGCGCGAATACTACAGGGGCATGGGCATTACTGACGATATGACAGATGACCAAATAAGAGATATACTGTACGAGCGTCAAACGGGTATGCAGCGTGATTTGGCAGGGGCAGGTATACCAGAGCCAAAGCAACAAAAGCCCAATCTGCGCGTTGTGATTGATAATGAGGACTTAGACTAATGGCAGTTGAAAAAGGCATAGGTTCAGGCGGCGACAATGTAGTGCCGATGAATCCGCAAGAGCAGGCTGAAATTGATGTCATAGAAATGGCAGCCGAGCCGGGCCAGGTTTCTATGGAGGATGGCTCTGTTATTGTTGGTGACATATCAGAAGATATGATGATGACAGAGGTTCCTTTAGAGATACCTTTTGGTGATAACTTGGTCGAATATATGGACGAAGCAGACGCGATGACCATTGCCTCTGATTTGGTTGGCGACATTGACGATGATTTATCTTCTCGTGAAGATTGGGAAGATACATACAAGCGCGGCATTGACTTGCTTGGCATGAAGTACGAAGAGCGTTCTCAGCCGTTTGAGGGCGCTTCTGGTGTTGTGCATCCTTTGCTTGCTGAGTCTGTTACACAGTTTCAGGCACAAGCTTATCGTGAGCTGCTGCCTGCTGGCGGCCCTGTGCGGACACAAATTATTGGTGATGAGAACAAGGATGTTTTAGCGCAGGCTGACCGCGTTAAAAATTACATGAATTACCAGATTACTTACGAGATGGAAGAGTACGACCCTGAGTTAGACCAGATGTTGTTCTATCTTCCGTTAATAGGCAGTACTTTTAAGAAGGTTTACTTCGACCCCTTGTTACAAAGGGCAGTGTCTAAGTTCGTTCATGCTGAAGATTTAGTTGTTCCTTATACAGCTACAGACTTAGCATCGTCTACTCGCATTACGCATGTAGTGAAGATGGACAGAAACGAAGTTCGCAAGCTTCAGCTAACTGGCTTCTATGCTGACGTTGACTTGCCGGGTGAGGGCTATGGCGAGAGCGATTATTCAGATGTTCAGGAAACCATTGATGATGTTCAGGGCATTGCTCCTGCGGGCACCAACGAAGATATTACTCTATACGAGGTGCATACAAACTTGGATTTGCCTGGGTTTGAAGATTTAGACCCCAGTGGCGAAGAAACTGGTTTAAAGCTGCCATATATTGTCACCATCATAGAAAAGAACAACAAAGTATTGTCTATTCGCCGCAATTACGAGCAGACAGACCCGTTGCGCCGCGCTAAGCCTTATTTTGTGCACTATAAGTTCTTGCCTGGTTTGGGTTTCTATGGTTTTGGCTTGACGCACATGATTGGCGGCTTGTCTTTGGCAGCAACCAGCCTATTAAGACAGCTTATTGACGCTGGCACGTTATCTAACCTTCCTGCGGGTTTCAAAGCGCGTGGCGCTCGTATTCGTGACGAAGATGAGCCACTGAGCCCGGGTGAATTCCGTGATATTGATGTCGCGGGTATGGATATTCGTCAGTCCTTGATGACGCTGCCGTTTAAAGAGCCCTCACAGACGCTCTACGCGCTCCTAGGGACGCTTGTAGACTCTGGGCGTAGGTTTGCGTCTATGGCTGACATGAAGGTGGCTGAGATGGGCGGAGAAACGCCTGTAGGGACTACTATGGCTATTATGGAGCGCGGCACAAAGGTTATGTCCGCTATTCATAAGCGCTTGCATTATTCTCAGAAGATGGAATTTAAGCTTCTGGCTAATGTTTTTGGCAGGTTTATGGCACCGATGTATCCGTATGCAATACCCGGCGCACCACCTGAAATAAAGGTGACAGACTTTGATGACCGCATTGACGTTGTGCCAGTTTCAGACCCAAATATTTTCTCTATGTCACAGCGTATTGCTTTGGCGCAGACAGAATTACAGTTAGTTCAATCAAACCCTGAAATTCATGGGAATGAACAGGGTTTATACCAAGCGTACAGAAAAATGTACGAAGCATTAGGAGTTACCAATGTTGATGCCATACTCCCTCCACCACCTGTGCCTCAACCTACAAATCCGGCTAAGGAGAATCAGGAAGCTATGCGCGGCAAGCCTTTACAAGCTTTCCCAGACCAGAATCATCAGGCGCATATCGAGGCGCACCTCGCAATTATTGCAACACCTGTGGCACAGGCTAACGCAGCTATAGTGATGACGTTGCAAGGCCATATCCAAGAGCATCTTGGGTTTATGGCTGAAGCGATGGCGCAACAAGAGATTATGGAACAGCTTTCACCAGAAGAGCAGATGCAAATTCAATCTTCTCAAGAAGGCATGATGGCTATGCAGACAGAAGTTGCCTCACGCGCTGCTGAGCTTGTTGGAGAGCTTAGCGAGCAGTATGCACAGGCTGTAACGCCGCCACAGCAAACTGACCCTCTTGTGGCGATTCGTCAGCAAGAGCTTGCTTTGCGTGAGGCCGATATTCAGCGCAGAGCGAAAGAGGCTGATGACAGAAACCAGCTTGACCGCGAGAAAGAAATGAATGACCAGATGGAAGCTGCGGCTCGCATCAACATTCAAAAAGAGGCTCTGGACGAAAAGACCAGAGTTGCAGAAGAGCGCATTCAAACCCAGAGGGATATAGCCGCTCTAAACAACATGACGAAAGGGCAATAAAATGTCAGCAAGTTCATTAAATCGCAAAGTTGCAGAAGTAGAAAAAGCTAAGAAGGTGGAGCGTAGAAATGCCGCTATCAAAAGGTACGAGTCAGAAGACGATATCATCAAACATATCGAAGTTGAAGAGCGAGGGGTACCCGCAGAAACAATCAGTAGCGATAGCGTTATCGACAGCGGGGAAATCAAAGCAAAGCCCAAAAAGCTCGCAAAAAAGTCCGCAGGCCCTAAAAAAGGGCGGAGTGGTAAAAGGGTTTTCTCCGATAGCTAGGCCACAGAGATTTCAGGGCGTGTTCTAATGAGTGCAGAAGATGTAGCAAGAAAGCTATTAGAGCTAAAGATACTGCCACGATTTATGATGCTTTGCATGACGGGCGTTTACATTAGATGCATTGAATGGGCGCTTAGCCAGCCGGATTTAACAACTCAGCAGGCTTCGCTAATATCGGTGGTCACGGGTGCCATGACAGGCAGTCTAGCAGTCTGGTTAAATTCTGAGAAGGGCTAATGCCTATAGAGCTCCAATATTGGTTAGTGTTTATGGTTACATTGAACACATTCATAAATTTGATTGTGTTCTTTAGACATAGGTTTAAAGATGCCAAGAGTAAGTGAAAACACAGAGGTAGCACTTCCTCTCCGCAACATTATAAGTATGGTTGTCGCGGCTAGTTTAGCGACCTTTGCCTATTTTTCGATTATCGAAAGATTGAATACAATCGAGACTAACATCACAATGATGAACTCTGACTTGGAACAGAACACAGAGTTTCGCATCAAGTGGCCTAGAGGTGAGATGGGAAGTCTCCCTGCTGATTCTGAGCAATTCATGCTAATAGAACACATTGCCACTGAGTTAGAGAAGTTGCAAACAGAGATTGAAGAAGGTCGTGCGCCATATGACCAACAACAAAAATTAACTCTAGAGTTTTACGAAAAACGTATTAGTGGACTTGAAGAAAATTTAGAAAAGTTGCGAAACGGTGGTTGAACTTACTTTTGTTTTATTATTGGTTATAGGCGGTGA